CGCTGGGACAAACCGTTTTTATTTTGTCCTGAGCGTGTCCTGAGCGCATTTTCACGCCACCACCACACACCCACCGCGCAGCGCCAAAACGCCCTCGTCAATGAGCTTTTTAATGTGTCTATTCGCTGTTCTTTGTGAGCATTCCAGCTCTAGTCCAACCGCTTCTTTTAGGTCGGCTCTTGGTGCTTCTCCGAACTCATCCACGCTCTTTATTTGGTCAAGAATAACCATTCGTATATACTCTGGGTCTTTCTTGCTGCGCGGCTTATCAGGCGTATATTCGAGCGCCAGTGAGCTAGTCTCAAGGCCATTTGGTGTGATAAGTGGTACTGTCACCTTGAGAAACGCCATTGGCTCAGGTTCTTCTGCGTCTTTCATTTTGGTGTTTTCAATGAGTATTTTTAGATCACCCCATTGACCGACCTTAAATTCAGCATCTAGTGCGCCATACATTACGCTTGAGCCACGCGCTCTATCCTTATTTGAATGCCCTGTGTGATGCACAATGAGTATGGTACAGCCGTACTCTGCTTTTACGTCGTCGAGTGCTTTGATGTATTCCCCAACACGTTCAGAGCTATTTTCATCGCCGATCATTGTACGCGCTAGTGTATCCAGCACGATAAGCTTGGGTTTACCTACTGCGTTTGCCATACGTTGCAGTTCTTGGTGTAGTTCTGTAGCGCTTGCTTCGTCGTTTACAATCACTGCTGAGTTAGACTTATAGAAGGGCACATCTGCCAGGTCTACGTCGTGCGTTTGTGACCATGCCGCGATTCTACGTGCAAATCCAGCATGACCTTCCCCAGCTATGTAAAGCACCAATCCTTGCTCTACGTCTTTCCCATGCCAATCTTTCCCTGCTGCAATGGATAGCGCCATGTCCAGCACAGCAAATGTTTTACCAGCGCCAGGCGAACCAAAGCACATGGTTAACGCTTCTTTTTCCAGCATACCGTGGATTAACCAGGCTGGCGGTTTCATTTCTATGTCTGCCACATGGGTAAACATGGGCGTTGGCAGACGTGCGCTTTTTAACCCTTCCCTGACCGCTTCCTCGCCTTGCTCCACGAAAACATCATTCCAATCATACCCTTGCTTCTTTGGCGTGGCGTATGGCCTACCACTAGCTTTCGCCGCCTTGATACCAGCCTCGTCGTTATCTGCTGCCACGACTAGCTCAACCTTGGGAAAAGCCTCTTGTATGGCTTCACAGACTTTCGGTAGGTTTACGCTAGATAATGCAAAAATAGTATTAGTTCCCGTGGACTGGAAAATCGACGCACAAGTGGCGTAACCTTCAGCAACGTATAGCTTGCCAGGTGCTATCTTACCGCATACGCCAAAAGCGCCATCTGCTTCTAAGCCTTTGTTAAACTTCTTTGTGCCGTCTGGTGTTATTGTTTGTTTACCTACACGCTTTTTTTGCGCGTTAAATATGGGTATAACTACGTTATTGCCTTCTAGTTTTGCCCCGATAAGCTCAATGCCTTTGCGTATGTGGTATGGTGTTTGCTCGTCAAAATCGTCTTGCCCCACGTTCTTTTCCCTGATTTGCACTACGTTGTTTTCTTTGCTGGGCAGTAAGCCCATTTCTTGCAGTGCTTTTTGTATGTCTTGGAAGTTTTCGGTTCCGCATTGTCGGCAATGGGTACGCACTTCGCCTTGATATTCGGTAATCCAAAAGCGGTCTTTACCGCCGCAAACTGGGCAAGCACCGTGATACTCAGAGCCAAACTTTTTAAGCTCAAGTCTATCAATGATGGCTTGCCCATAGCTTGCCCAATATGCTTTTGGAAAGTCTGACATTGCCTAGCTTAAAAGGGTATCTCATCATCAAAGTCTTGTGATGCGTTTCCACCAACTGTTGTTTGCTGATCGCCAAACGTCACCGTTTCTTGTGGTGCATCAAAATCGTCTGCGTCTGGGTCTATGGGTGCAGCTTCAGCCTCGAAGTCGTCAACCATTGCTGGCGTTTGTCTAGCGGCGAGTTGCACAACACGTATTTTCTTGGGCTGTATGTCTAGCTTGGTGATTTTCATAAAGTTCTTTGGATCGCTGCATTTGTCAGCGTTTTCTTTCGTGACGTAGCCTGACGCTATAGCGTCCTTCCAAGCTTTTCTGATCGCTTCGATGAGTTCTTTTAGTTGCTTTTCTTTGAGATTAATCATTAGCTCATAGTGAGCCGCTTTGTCGTTTACATCTGGTGATGGTACGGTACGGTTTTCGCTGTCAGACCAGATGTAAGGCTGGTTGATTTTCGGCCAAACGGCGTAACAGTCTAGTATATGGTGCATAGTTTTTCTCCTGTGTTTTAGGTAACCCAACCTGGCAAGTCATTTGCGTAGTGAACAGGAGGCCACCCGGTTGAGTAGTCTTGCGTTTTTTCGGCCACCTGAATTTCTGCAAGTACGTTGTCCACGACTGTCGTGCCGTACTCGATAAGCTTTTCACCCACTTCCACGATAGACGTTGCAAAGGGTGGTTCTTTCTCTACGTTAATGAATAGAAAGCGTTTGACTGGTAATTTAGCCAAAGTAAGCGTTTTGACGTAAAACGCCGCCTGAATAGTATACCCAAACTTATCCATCGTTCGCTGTTCAAACTCATATGGATTAGCGCTTTGCGTGGTTTTTATATCGGCGATGATACCTTGGCTTTGGATATACAAATCAGGCCGCGCTTTCAGGCAAAGCTTTTCATGCTGTACAAACACGCTGGCCTCGCACACACGCTTTTTGTGTTCCAGTAGCATTTTTATGTGTGGGTTTTTGTGGAGCGCCGCGACGCAATGCTCTACTTTTTCATAGTCGGCTACGTTAAGCGCTACTGTGTTTTGCTCTTTTGCTTTTTCTTCTGCTGCTTCCCAGTCTTTACCAGCACGTCTGACTGTGCCTTTGATGGGCAAAACACCTTCTAGCGCCCATCCGTGTACGGCTGTGCCTATATCTAGGGCAGTGCTTTTTTTGTTTGGTAAGTCGGCTGTCGCATGATAAGGCGACGTTTTATACCAGGCTTTGACCAAGCTACTGCTAACGGCTGGTAATCCTTCGATCACTTTCGCTGCGTGGTAGTCTTCATTGGATATGTCTGCGTGTATGCCAAATGGATAGCTCATTTGTTTTGCTCCAAAGCTTTCTCTAGTAATTCACACAGCGAGATAATTTCTTCTGCACGTTGTGCTTGCGTAAGTCGTGCTGGTGGACGCTTCAGGTCATCTTTAATGATGAACGCTTTGCGCTTTATGCTGGCGATGATGGTGTCGGCGTTATTCATCGTCGCACACCTCGCCTAGCCCAAAGCATTTGGGGCAAGTATTCAGCACTTCATCTTGGTAGCCACCGTTCACGTAATCGACGATATTCTTGGTTTCATCGACGTAGCCTAGACCGTCACATTCTTCGCATTTCTTGGTTTTGGTCATACGCTTGCCCTCGCCGACAGGATTTCGCGTGTTACGTAGAAGCAAGTGTCTGCATCCATCGTGAGCAACAGGTTTTCATCTGCGTGATCTGTTGTGCCGCCAAGCGCATAGCTTACGTGGTTCATGTGCATCACAATGCGCCAATCGCGGCGGTCATACTTATACCAGAGAACAGGGATTAGCTTTTGTGATTTTGCCGCTTTGCGTACTTGCTCCCACCAGGCCGGACGGTGTTTATCAGCCGTTGTGCCGTAGGTTTTCACTTCGATGCAAAAAGGCCAATCAAAGTCGCCATCTTGAAAGTCGGGTAGTAAATCACCGTGGTCTGCTGCGCGATATTGCTCTAGGTCACGTTTAAGGCGGATACCTAAATGATCTAAATATTGCGTCTTTACCTGATTTTCGCCTCGTTTGCCTTTTGTTTGCGGATTAACCATTTGCACCATCGTCGCCTGTATCGATTACGTCCGTATCGTTGTCTTCAAGTGGTGATTGATTACTATTGATTTCATTTTGAATATCTTGATTGAGATTTTCCCAATCTCCGCAAGATACTTCACCACCTGTTGCCTTCTCAATTCGTGCGCCTATGACCACGCTGGGAAGCGTATCGCCGTTATAATATCTGCTGAGTGTAGGCTGTGAGACACCAATTTTGTCTGCAAATTCGCTTTGTGAAATGTTGTGGTGAATCAAGTATTTGTATAGTTGCACTGTCTGACCCCGATATTTGGTTGTGCATATCTTGATAAAATAACTAGATTAATCAAGTCAATGACTTTTTTCGTATTTTATGTAAATATTTGAATATTTCCCTGTTTTGCTATTGTTATTCAGTAATAAATATGCAAGGATGCATAAATAAAGCTTGAATAAGGGGGTAAATAATGGAATATCAAAAGCATAAATGTTGTGGTTCAGTCTGCGATTGTTTTGAAATCAGTAGGATAATGGATAGGATAAAGTCAGTGACTTACTACCAAGTTTATAACGCTGCGAAAGAAGCTTTCGTATTTTCGTTTAGCTTCATACAGAATTGTACTGTTGGTAGAATAAACCGCAGACGCAAAAATTTT